GTCTTGCTGCTTCGCGGTTGCACCCGAGACTGCGGCAACGTTCGACATGGTTTTGTCGAACTCGTAGCCGGCCTTGACCGCGTAGGCGGCGAAGCCGAGTAGTGCCGCACCCGCACCGAGAGCAACGTTGGTGACCTGCCCGAACTTCTCCTTCGATGTAACCGACAGGGTTTCGAGTTCGCCACCGAGTTGCTTGGTCGCCTGCCCGGCCTGCTTCATGTTGGAGACGTAGTTGCCAAGCTTCGCCGACAACGCGACCGAGATGGAGCGAACGGTGTTTGCCACAGGGAATCACCCCCGCCGCTGCTTCTTCACCACCACATAGCGCATCGATGACGGCGCGTCGTCGTCCTTGAACTTGTTGCTGGCCCGCGCGATCTCCGCACAGCCGTGGCAGCGGATGTTGCGGGTCGTGTAGCCGCCGTCCATCTCAATGTCGGTGCACTCATCGAGCGGCAGCCCGCATCCGGGGCAGTGGCTGAGACGCCACGCCTCGAGAGCGAGCATCCAGGCGCGTTGCGCTTCGTCCCACTCGGATTCGCGGGTCGTGACCGACTTTTTGAGTCTGCCGGTGACCTTGTCGTAGGAATGCCGGGTGACCTCGCGCGGTTCCCATCCGTCGAACCGGCGGACGGAAATCCCTAGTCGTTCGGCGGCTTCGACTCTGATCCGGATTTCCGGATCGTCGAGGCGGCTTGCGAGAAAGGGACGTTGACCTCGCTGCGGTTGATAGCCCAGCACGCATCAACAAGGTCTTCGTACTGCTTGTCGCTCATAACGTCGATCAGGTCCGCCCAGTCCTGGTCGTCCATGACCGGCTCAATGACGGTCGCCGGGAGCAGTTCGGCGTTGAAGGTGTCGATGTTTACGCCGGTGTGGATGTCGCGGACCTCGTTGTCGCGCGGCTTGTGCCGGGCGCGCAATTCGTTCCACTTGTCCTTTGACATGGCGTGCACAACGAAGTCTTCGGTGCCCTCGCGCATCTCGGTCCGCAGCGCCTCGATCTCGTCGGAGATCCGTTTCGCGTCCGGGTTCTTGATGAACCGGTCGGTGTCGTCCTCCTGCTGCTGGATTTCGGCAAGTTGGTTGGCGAGCGCCTGAATCGGGGCGAACAGGTCGCCGCGCAGGCACACCGAAAGGGTGTTCTGTGGAAGCTTCGCCGCCTTCAGCTTGTCTTTGAAGCTCTTGGTGCGGATCTTGTTACTCACGTGGTGGGCCCTTCGCGTGTTGGGCCCGGATATGACGAAGGAGCGGCAACCCGGGCCCACCAGGTTGCCGCTCCAGATAGAGAGGATTCGTGCGTGTGCAGCCGGGTCAGGCGACGATTGCGACGTCGCGCTGAACGGTGTTCGTGATCAGCAGGTTCTGCATGATCTTCAGCTTTTCGTTGTCGGCCGGGGTCTGCTTCTGTTGGACGTTGCACGTCACCGGCATCACATCGACGATGTCCGTCGCGGCGAGATCCGGCTCAAAGGGGGTGCCCCAGCGGACCAGGACGTAGCCGATCACGCCGCGCTTCAGGACGATGAACGCCTGATTGTCGGCGGCTTCGGGCTCCTGCTGGCGGTAGATGTACTTCACCTGCAGCTTGTCGGTGAACTGGCCGATATCCTCGAACACCTGCCGGGAACACAGGCGGGCATCGGTGATGTTCGACTCATCCGTGCTGGGGGCGAGACCGTCGTTGGTCAGGTAGCAGGACAGGTCCACAGCGGAGACCGCGGTGGCTTCTGCGACGGTCGGGTTTGCGGGATCGGCCAACGTCGTCACGAAAACGACCTTGACGTTGCCATCACTGGTGACGGCGACTGGCACCGGGCTGGTCATGACGACTCGGCTCCTTCAGGGCTGGTGGCGGGTGGTTCCGGCGCAGCAGGGCGCTGCCGCCGTCGAGGTGCTGGCTTGCCGTCTTTGGCGACGTGATGCTTCGGCCGGCGCGGACGGGCGCCGGGTCCGGAGTTGGTGGGGTAGCCGTCGATCGGCGTCATCCCGCAGCGCAGCGAACGCTCGTCGCAGTCGAACTCGTGGCCGGTTGAGTCGTCGCGAACACGGATGTAGGTGGGCATGGTGTCGCCTCCCGGACAGATCGGATGAGTGCGCGCGTTGAGGTCGACCGATACGGTCGATGCCATGTCTGATTCGCCGACCGAAATACCCGAAGCCGCAGCAAGCGCCCGTAGGCCCGCATGGCTGTGGCCGGTGGCGGCGGTCGCGATCGTCGTTGTCATTGCCACTGCGGTCGTGCTGTCGCTGACCTTGGGCAACGGCTCGTCGCCCGTTCCTGTCGCAGCAACTAGCAGGCCAGTCGCAGTGGAGACGCCGTCACCGACGCCGGGCCATCTCGACGAGCGCACCGCCTGCCAGGTGCTTGCACCGGCCGTGCAGGACGGGACGACAGCGATCAAGGACCTGATCGCGCATCCGGATGGGACGACGATCGACAAGACCGCGTTGAACGCTGCGATCGACTCGTTCCAGCAGGTGCAGGCAGACGGGCCCGCCGACCTTCAGAACTTCGTCGACACGGCTACGACACCGTTGGTTGATCTCAACAGCGCGCTCAGCGGTGGCGGCAACAAGACCATCGGCACACAGGCTTACGCCCTTGCCGCCCAGGCCATCCTGGATCGGTGCGCACCGTACGGACCGTGATCCGTCAGCCCTTCACGGACGCCCGGGTGACGGTCGTGACCGACGAATAGACGACATGAGCACGCCCGTCGGAAGGATCGGCGAGATAGGCGTTGAGTGGAATCCACTTCTCACCCGTGGTCGCCGGGACCGTGTACACGATCGGGTCGTTGTCCGCGCCCCCAGCCTGCACACCGGGCACGGAGACAGTGACGGTCATCGACGAGCCGGCACCGTTGCGGACGATCAGCTTGTGCGCACTGCCGACCTCATACGTGTCGCCGGCTGCGGCGGCAGCGAACGTCGGCGCGGTGCCGTCGAGGTGGATGGTCTGCGTCGCTACTGCGGTCATGGGACGCTCCTAGCGGTAGGGATCAAGCCGCAGGAGCGGCGGATGAAGTAACCGAGAATTGGGCGATCGCCTGATAGGCGGGTTGGCCGTCAGGGCCGTGCACGTCGTCGACCGGGGTCACGATCGGCTCGTCGTTGATCTGGCGGATGAAACCCGGCATCCGACCGTCCAGCGTTGGCTTCTTCCCGACCAGTAGCCCCGCAGCAAGGTCGAGGGCGGCCATGGCCTCGGTGTCGTCGCGGCCCGTCACCGTCAACTGGGTGAGCGTCGTCAGATCCAGACTGTTGCCGGTCAGGTTGATCAGGTCGCGGTGACCGGGCGCAGCCCACACCACGATGTACGGGAACTCCAACTCGTCATCGGAGACCGTGATCGCACCGATATAAATCTGGTACTCGGTCGGGGATGCTTCCAGCGGTGCGAGCATCGCCCGGATTGCATCGCGGTGATCGAGGGAGACATAGGCGCTCATGCGAAGCCCGGCGGCATGGCAGCCGCTTCGGATGCGGCGACGAAGGACGGGCTGTAGCGGTCGAGCGACGGGCCCATGTAGGCCCGCGGTGCCATCCTGCTCGTGCCCACCTCGAGAAACACTCCGTACGCCGCCTCCGGGCCGATCTCGGCAGCCGTCTCGTAGCCCTGGCCTTCGGCGTGACGTTCAATGCTGGTGCTGATCGACGAGCGCAGGTTTCCGGTATCGACGGGCACGATCTTCTTCGCGTTGGCCTCGATCAGGTGGGCGTGTGCGATGACGATCGTGTCGAGTTTCTTCGCCACGAGCGGGCCGCTGGCGTCGAAAGCCAGCGCGACCGTGTTGAGCTCGGCAACAGCGGCGAGGAAGTCCATGTCATCAGCCACTGCGGCCACCACCTGTCAGCGTCTGGTTGGGGTGACCTCTTCGGCGAGGATGTCGCGGGACCAGATCAACGAGCCGCCGCGAACTTCGACGATCCGCAACAGCAACCCGTTGAGGTTGGTGTCGTCACCGGATGCGACAACGCGGACCTGATCGTTGATCTCCACCTCGACGACTTCGGCCGGTAGCGAGATCTGGTACATCTGGATTTCGGCGAACCGGTTGCCGACCTCGGTCTCCGAACCACGGCGGGCGATGCGTTGAATCCGGACCAAGCCCGTCTGGTCGTCGGTGATCGGCCACAACACCACCGGCACCGGATACTCCGACTTCCCGGTCGTTGGGTTGAAGGCTGCATCGGCACCGCTGGGTGGGCGCTGCAGGATGATCCGAGCGGTCATCGTCTTGTTGACGGTGGGCCGGTGGTGCTGCGACCAACCTGGCGGGATCACCGGCGTGCCGGGGCGTGGCATCAGTGGTTCCAGTGGAACTCGGACAACTCCGGGCCAAGGATCCAACGCTCCGGCTGGAAGTCGACGACATCCATGCAGAACAGGTTGCCGTCGTTGTCGTAGTCCGCAGCCGTTGCCCGCAAGGTTGCCGCCCGGGCGCGGAGCTCGGCGGCAACCTTCGTTCCGTCCACCTGAAGATCCAGGGTGCGGATGACCTTCGAGACCATGGCTTCGTTGGATGCCATCGTGTCAAGAGCTTCCGCGGCACCCAATCGGACGTTGGAGCCGCCCATGAGGTAGAACGCGTTGATCTCCGCATCAGCGAAGACCGGGCGGGCAGTGTCAACGTCGGAGATCAACAGCCGAATCCGACCGGTTGATGTGCTCACGTCGGTGGTGATCGGAAGCGCACCGATGAGACTCGGATCGACGACGAACGTCGCCTCGCGTGCATCCTCGAGCGTGCCGCTGGCGGTCAGCCGGTAAGCGTGGAGTCCGGCCAGCGTGGGGTCGAACGATGCCCGGTACGGCTCACCTGCTCCGCCGGGCGCGGTGATGGTCATCACTGCGGTGGTCGCATCGGGTTGAGTGACCTCACCTGCGACGGTGGCATCGATGACGGGCTCACCGGCTGTGTCAACAGGTGACCATTCGGCGACGAAGAGGCTCCCGATCCAGTAATGCTTCACGCTCATGGTTCGGTCGCCTCCCGCCGTCGTCAGATGCCTAGGCCGCTGGTTCGAAAATCTCCCAGGCCACCGTGCTGGTGTCAGTCGCGTCGGCGCTGGTGATCGTGAACGATGTGCCCGCCGTACGCGCCGTGACCGCAATCGCCTTTGGTGCGGCGACGGTGCCCAGCACCTGGATGCTGACCATGATTCGGCTGTTCACGGTGACCTTTGTGTTGGCCACGACCTTCGTGCCGAGGACAAGGATCGCGACGCCCTGCCGGGCATTCGTGCCTTCCTTGACGTTCAGGCCGCTACCAATGCTGTCGGCAACGACATCGCCGGTGGCAACGACATCGCCGCCCGCCGTGAAGTCGCCGTCGACCTTGTCCTTGTCGCCGTAGTAAGCGGCCCGGTTACCCATTGGATGTTCCCTTCTTGGCAGCCGGGCGCGCCGGCGTCTTCGGTGCCGCCTTGACGGCTTTGGCTGGTACCTTCCTTGCCGGTGCGGCGGGCTCGGTGATCGCCACCGGCACCGACTCGTCGGCTGGTGGGGTGCTTACGGCTGGTTCGCTGATCTGGATCTCGCCGGACTCCCCGCCCACCGTCAGTTCAACGGGGGCGGGAAGCCGGTCGAGGATCTGGCCGAGCAGTTCATTGGTGGCGTCCTGCCGCTGGCACAACGCCACCATGTACTCGTCACCACGATGGACGGGTTTCGGCAGGGCGCCACCCATGTCAGCTACCCGCGCCAGACGATGCAACCGTCATTTTCGGATCCACAAACGTGCCCCCGAAAACGTGTTGGATCTTCTTCTCCGACGCCGAAGTGTCGAAGGAGAACATCTCCGGCGCGCCGCCACCGATACGACGCGAGTCCGGGATCTTCTCGAACAGTGCCGGCGCCTCATAGCCGCGCAGACGACCGAACTCGAGCGCCGGGCGGGGACCGTTCGGGTCGGCGAACAGCCACCACGACGTGTCGGCGTTCGCCGACGTCGCGATCGAGTCGATCCAGTAGTTGGTATTGACGGTCAGGTTCGCGGCGACACCGTTACCGCTGATGATCGTCACGTCGCCGTTGGCACCGACTGACCGGTACTCGGTGGCGTGGATGATCTCGTTGGCGGTGAGCGAGAGACCCGTGCCGACAACGAGCTGGATGGCCTTGACCTGGATCGGGTTGCCGTTGGCGTCCTTGCGCTTCATCAGCACCGTGATCGCGGCCTGCAGGTTCGTCCGTGACAGCACCGGGTTGCCGGACAGGATGTTGTCGTTGCCGACGGTGTAGTTGTCGGCGTTCGGTCCGCTGGCGTCACAGATCAGGTTGGTGACGAACGCTTCCTCGGAGTCGCGCGCCGAGTCGGCGAGGTCCTGAGGCATCCGCATGAACGCACTCAGGTCGTCGTTGATCATCGCTTCGAAGCTGAGCGCGAACCCGGCTTCGTACTTCTGGACCGCGTACGTGAACTCGGCGTCGTCCATGCCGCGGCGCTCGTGCTCGGCGAGTTCCGCCACCGGCTTCAGCAGGCCGCGGACGCCGGAGGTGGCGAACCGCTTGACGGTGCGGAAGTCGTTGACCGTGGCCGCCCGGGCATAGTTCTGCCACGTCGGTGTGGTCGCCATGTACGCGCCGTACAGCTGGCGGTCCAGGGAGTCGGCGAACAGGAGCGGGAAGTCCGCCGTCGACATGGCCTCACGGAACTCGTGGAGGCCACGGCGACCGTTGCGGATATCGACGAGGAACTGGTGGGATTCCTTGACGCGCCGATCCCATTCGGGACGGGCGGCGCGGCGTGGGTCGGCGATCTGCGTGAAGCCGCCGAACATTTCGGCGATGGCGACGTTGCTGACGTTCGACACCGACGGGGTGAACTGTGAAGTCTCGGTCATGATGTGCTGGCTCCTCAGTAGCCGATGTCGACGGTGATGGTGGCGGTCGCGCCGGAGCCGACGGTCTCGGCTGCGTAGCCGAACCGCACACCGCTCGTGGTCTTGGAAAGCTTCGGCGTGTTCGCGGAGACGTAGTAGAGGATGTCGCCGACGGCGACAGCCGAGTCGGAGCCGGTGGTGCCCTTGACGGGCAGGCTGGCGGAGCCGTTGAACTTCACGGTCGCGTTGCCGTCGGCGTCCTGGTCGATCAGCGCCACACCGGGCTTCTGCCCGACGAGCACCGGGTCACCGGACTTTGCGCCGGAAGCCGGGAGGCTGACCTTGCGGAACAGCTGGTCGCCGTTCTCGTGAACGATGTTTTCTGCCATGTCAGGTCTCCTTGGTTACGGCCGGCCAGCGGCGGCGAGCTTGGCGGCCTCCGGCGACATGCCACCGGTGACGTAGGACTCGGCGAGCGACGCAACAACCGTCGCGTCCGATGCGGTGGACGTTGATGTGGTGCCGCCGAGACCGGCAACGCGACCGACGCCGGCGGCTTCGAGTGCCTCGGCGATCTCGGCCTCCTTCGCCGTGATCGCGGCCGTCATGGCCTCACGGAACTTCGGCTCGTCGAGGACGCTGGCCTCCGTCATCGGCAGCGTCGCGGTGACGCTTTCAATGACCTGCGCCCGAGCGGCCGGGGTGCTGATCTGCGATCCGGTCAGGAGTTCGGTGGCGATCGGACGCGATGCCTCAACTGCGGCGTAGCGGGCCAGCTTCGCGTCGGCCTCGGTCGCGCGCCGCTCCGACTCGACAGCCTTGGTTTCGGCCGCCACGCGGGCGGTCTGTGCTTCGGTGACGGCGGTCGACACCGCGGTGTCCGTCGTCCCCGCCGCGTCCGGCGTGGTGCCGGTTGGTGAATCAGCCATGGTGGCCTCTCCATTCGGTTGGGTGGAAACGGTCGGCGGGGCGCCGTCCGCTACAGGTGGGGTGGCCTCCACGGCCGGGATCTCAACCGGCGCGGACTCGGTCACATTGGTGTCCGTGTCGTCATCGCCGTCGGTGTCCGCCGGTGCCTGAGCCGATGCGGGTACAGGCACGTACTCGGTCCGGGGCACAACCTCGACACGCTCGTCGGCAAGGGTCGCGACCGTGGCCGCATCACCGGTCGTCAACGTGTACGACTGCTGCCATGTGGTCCGGGACTGGTTGTCGGAGACCGCATACCAGACCATGTTCTGGTCCGGGTCGAAGTCGCAGACGTAGATCCACTGGGTGACATCGCCGTCATCGCCGTACGCGGTTCGCAGCGCGGTGTCGAGCGCCGACTGGGTGTCGTTGGTGCTGGCCTCGCGCAGGCTTGCCGACTCGGTGGTCGACGTGCTCGCCGTCGGGTCTTGGTAAATCCCGCGGGTGGCGAGTTGCGGTGCCTCGGCTTGAAGCTTCGCCGTGAACGCCTTCAGCGCGTCGCCGACTGCGTTCGACAGGGTGATCCGCTCATCGCGGGTCAACTTGCCGGCGCCGTACATGTCATCGGCGAGGCTCGTGAAGTCGCTGTGTATCCGCGACTCAAACCAGGCTTCGATGTTCTGGGCTTCGACCAGTTGGGCGGCTCGTGCCGATTCGAGAAGCGACACGAGCTTGCCCCCAGCACCAGCGGCCGTAACGAAGTCGACGGACTCGGCGGAGACGATCGACGTAATGAGCGGGCCGCGCTGACCGGGCGGCTGCTTGCCGTACTCGGCAGTGCCGGATGCGCGGATGCTCATGCCGATCGACTCGGCCATCGGCGCGACCAGCGGGATGAAGAGCGGGTACACCTCGATGTCGGCGTAGAGACCGTCGCTCTCGTAGATCGCATCGGTAACCAGGCGCCCGGCGAGATCATGGATTGACCGCTCGGGACGCTCGACCTCTTCCGTCCCGGATGGATGGTCCCCGTAAATAGGCAGGCCAGCGTGAAAAACGTTGGCCTCGACGGTCTGTTGCAACATCGAGGCTGGGTAATATCCGGTACTGCCCTGGACGTCGCCGGCGATTAGCTTGGCGCGGTAGCGACGCACGCCTTCGGTGGTCATCAGCGCCGAGGCGGTTGCTTCGGCGATCTGCACTGCTTGACTGGTTGGCAGCTCGGCGACGGCGGTTGCCGATTCGCGTAGACGCACCCGGCTATTCATACGATCCGGCGCCCGAAGGCGAGTCTTGTTCGACACTCTGGCCTCCTTCGGGCATGCAAAAAGCCCCGACCGCGTGGTCGGGGCTTTCGGTGTGGCGATATGGATTTAGAACGTGGCCGCCGACGTGCGGCGGGGTTGGCTATTCGGTGATGCGGGCGCCCGTCACCGGGTCAAGGCCCATGATCTTGCGAGCCGCCTTCTGGAACGAGTCCTCGCGGGCCGCGGTCGCATCGACGTCGGCGTTGTGCTGGCCGTAATCCGCACCATGACCGGCCGCATCCGGGTCGAAGGCCGCCGTCTTGACCGCGCCCCGCGCCCACGTTTGGTGCAGGTTGGCGAGCGCGACGAGACGGTCGCGGCGCTCCGGGCTGATCGGAGTGGCGACCAGCTTGATCTTCGGAGTCACAGCGGTTTCACCCCATCCCAACTCGAGCCCAACATCGTAGCCTTCCCGATCCACGTATCGTCCCGGGTTGCTCCGGACCAACGACCGGCCTGTCCGAGACGGTACGCCGTCGGATAGTTCGGATCACCGAACCGGTACGTCTTGGCGTCTTCGATGATAGAGCGCGCTGCGGTGAGTTGATCCTCGATGCGGGCAAGCTTGGCAGTTCTCGCCGCCGTTGAGCCTTCCGTTGCGATCTCGGTACGCAGATCCGCGGCATCGTTGTCGTATGCGAAGACCTGGACGTCGAGTCGGTAGAGCGTCTTCCTCGCCTCGTCGGCGGTCGCGAAGTCGTATCCCGACCTGGACCAGGCATATCCGCCGATGGAGATGTTGGCGTTGAGTTCGATGCGGGCCACACCGGATTCGCGATACCAGTCTTCGAGGTGGGCGTTGAACGCCTCCGCGAAGCCCTGACCCTGCACGTCCGAATCGAGTCGGAGCAGGGCGTGGTAGGCGACCAGGGATTGATCGCTGCCGCGGCCCAGTGCCCGGGTGAACTCGCCGACCTGCGTGCCTTCGCTGTCGGTGATGTCGCCGGAGATCAGTGTCAACCCGTCGTCGTCGAATGCCTCGGTCACCTTCGTGGTGAGGCTGGCGAACGTGCCGTCCATGACCTGAGCGGCGGCCTCTTTCGTCGGTGCAGCAAGTAGCTCGGCGGCGAGCGGGCGCCCGCTTTCGCTGCCGACCTTCGCGACGGGTGCTGCGGCTGTCCGGCGTGGCAGCGGAGTCGGTCTTGCGGTGACATCAGCCGCTGCCGTTGACGCCGGTTTCGCGATGCGTTCCAGATCCTTGAGGGATGCCGGTGCATACGACGGCCGCCACCCGCTGGTCGTGCGCAGCCGCGGGATGTCATCCCAGGTGATCCGACCGGACTTCAGCAGGTTCAGCCGGCCGGGGCCGAGCATCTGCGCCTGCGTCGCTGCGGACTGTTGGCTGAACCATTTCCGCGCGTCGGGGACGGTGCTCGGGGGCTCTGGAGTTTTGATCCCGAGTTCGGACCACGGTTTGACGATCGGTACGCGTGCGCATCTTCCCGACTGGTGATCTTGGGGTCCCGGTTCGGATAGGTCGTGAACCGAACCGTTCATAGCTATACAACTCGGACATGTCCTATTCGAGAAGGTGCAAAGCCACAGCCAGCCACTCAGCACGTCCGAGTTCGAGTGGTGGGCGTACTGCGATGTGGTGCGGTAGGCGTCGAGCACCTCAGTCCGGGCGATGTTCGTAGCCCTGGCCAAGCCGCCATTGAAGCCTTCCTCCAGCCCTGCCACCATCCGTGATGCGGCGGTGTTCGGGTTGTCGCCGAGCGCGACGCCGCGCACCAACTCCCGGTGCATGGCATCGACGGCCTCACCGGACAGCGCGTTGGTCTGCGAGGTGATCTGCTGTGCGGTCCGGGCGACGATGATGTCCAACGACGTCGGGTTGATCCGGGCCGCGAACTTTGCTGCAGCCGCCGCGCGTTGAGCGACCGGCAGTTGCGAGGCGACGATCCCCGGCTCGGCATCAGCGGTCGACTGGACCGCGTTGCCGGCGGCGTCGGTGATCGTGACCCCGGCGCGGGTGGCGAGTTCCTGCAGCGTTGACTGGGCCGCTTCCATCGTCCGGTACAGGCGGTCGATGCGGTTCAGTTCGTACGCTGCCGGCCACCGGCCGAGTTGTGCCGCCAACGCCATGGCATCGGCGACTGCGGTGTTCATGTCGGCGGAGAGGGTGGCCCACGCCTTGACCCAGGCTGCGGCCAGGGCGCGGGTTGCGTCGTCTGCTTCAGTGCCGATCGTGGTCCGGAGTTGACTACCGAGGAGCAGCGTCGGTCGGCGGATCGCCACGGTCAGCTCCCCTTGTCGACCGGTGCCCCGTCTCCCGGCTGTGCACCGGTATCCCCGTCGTCCGTGGTGTCATCGCCGGGATCAGCCATCGGACCGGTTCCGGCCGTTGCCGGGTCGGCGCCGGCTTTCGCCAATGCGGCGAGCTGGGAGCCTGGTCCTAGCGGTGCACCTTTCGGCCAGATGAAGTTCCCGTCGTCGTCGGTCATCTGCTCGACTATCTCGTCGGCACCGCGGACTCCGAATGCGGTGAGGATGAGACGCAGGATGATTTCCGGCGGGACGGTGCCGGTCGAGTTTGCTTTCTGGATCGCGTCGGCCAACTGGTCGACGGACATGTCTTGCAGGTTCGGCCACACAATGTCGATGGTGTCGACGGTGTCACCGGCAAGGGTGATGTATTCGCGGCCGGATGCGGGGTCACGGCGGATGGTGCCTTTCAGGCTGCCTCGCGGTGCCCGGACTGCTTCGCCGATGACGTACTGCATCAGTGGTAGCAGGAAGTCCGACGTCCACAGTTCGCGGCGTTGGGACATGGCCAACTCGGTCGGCTGGTCCAACGTTTCCGCTGTCGCCCGCGCCCCGGTTTGACCGGGGTCGGACAGCAGCATCGTGACCGGCACATCGAGGGCGGAGGCGATCATTGTTGCGATCGGTCGGCCGGAGTCGGCGTCGATCGTCGCCCCGGACTTCGAGATCGCTTCAAGAGCAACATCGGGCGGGATGATCGCAGCGGCACCGGCAGCGTCGGGTTCACCGTGGATCGAACGGCCCGGGCGGCGTTCCAGCGCCTTGCGGATCCCGGCCGCCTTGTTGCCCGGTGCGGTGGCTTTCCACGCGTACCGCGACAGGGAGCGCATGAGACGCGCCCAGTCTTCGAGGAACTCCTTGTACGCCTTCGCCCAGTCAACAGCGGCATACGCGTCGGGGACACCGAACTTCCAGCCCGGTATTACCAGGCGACAGGCCACTGCCCGAACTGGCGGATCCGTGCCGTCGGCCGGTAACCCAACGCCGGGTAATACCGCTCCAACGTTTCCGTGGACGGCAGGGCGGTTGACGGGTCGATGGTGGTCTTCACCCAGCGGCGGTGATAAAACCACGGCTCGGAGTCGTCCTCCGGGTTGCAGATGATGTCGACGATCTGATCCGCCGGGATGACCCGTGTCGACACCTGACCGGCAAGCGGTCGGGTGAAGCAGGAGACGTAGACGTTGCCGTCGGTGCCGAGCGCGTGCTCGAGTTGGTCGCGGGCGGACGGGCCCGTGACCGCGCGGAGGTTGCCGGGATCGCTGAGGAAATCGGCAATGACGGCCTGGACGTCCTGCTCGCCATCCTTACGCCCGTTCGCACGGGCGGTGATTTCGACGCCCTGACCCCACACATAGGCGGATCTGATGGCCAACCCGCGTTTTACCAGCGGGTTCGCGATCCCGTAGAGACGGCAGACGGCACGCATTTGGCGCATGCCCTCGGGTGTGAACTCCATCTCCGAGAGGGCAACAAGCCGCATCCATCCCGGGTCCAGCAGGGCGCGCTCGAGTTCGGTCAGCGACTCCTTCAGGAACGCCTCGTTGTTGCTGACCTCGCGGAGCTCAGCCCGCAACTCCTCGCGCAGAGGTGCCGTGCCGGAGATCGCCTCGGCGATACGGCGGACGGGGGCGAGGACATCCACAAGGACACCCCCGGATCAGTACCGTGCCCCGATGGAAAAGTCTGCGTCTTCGTCGTCTTCGACAACCCCGTCAGGCACGATCAGATCCGCGACAGCGGTCAGCATCAGCGCATCGGCCCTGTCCGGCGACGGGAGTTTGCGTTTCTTCATGTCGTCCTTGGATTCGATCTGCACCTGACCGCGCGACGTGTACTTGTAGCGGATGGCACCCAGTTGGGCGGCCAACTCGTCGTCGTCCGGATCGATGTCGATGTCGTCCTGCTCGAACCGTTCACGCAAAGCCCAGTACCACTCGGCGCGTGCGTTGAGGTAGTGCTCGTTATCAACGGCGCCGGCGCCGGCCTGCATGTCCACAACGTCGTAGCCCTGCTCGGCGAGTTGATCGACCACGCCGCCGCCGACGCCTACACCATCGACGCGGATCTCATCGGCGCCATGCTTGCGCGCTGCGACAATGACCTGACCGGTCGTCTCCGTGGTGGCCTGCTTGTGGTTGTCGGCGACGATCCGGGCAACCGGTCCGCGGCGGAGCATGATCACGGATCGGTCGGCGCCGAACCTCGCAACGTCGACGCCGAGGATGGCCCACGGGCCGGGCTCGAGCGTCCGAGCTTGTGCGGCGAGGATCCATGCCGGGTCGATGAGGACGTCTTCGCCCACGTCCGGGAAGATCCCGCGGACCTTCGCGGTGAACAGTGGCGACTCAATGCCCCACCGGTGGATGCGTTCAGCAACCCACATCGGCGACAGCAGCATCGGCCGTAGATCATCGGGAACAAACTCGGTCGACGGGCCGAGACCCAACTTGTCGAACAGTTCGGCAAGCAAGGGATGCTCGGCGATGGCTTCGGCGGTGAAGTTCGGTGTCTCCAATCCGTCGATCCGGATGACGTTCCAGCCGGAGCCGGGCTGGCAGATTTTGGCGAAGTGAGTGGTGGCCGAGTCCGGGTTCCCGATCGCCAGCACGCGCGCGTTCTCGTTGGTGGCGAGGGCGTCGACAGCATCGAACAAGGTTCGGGGGACGCCACCGGCTTCATCCACGACGATCAGCGGATACCGGGAGTGGATGCCCTGAAACGCGGCCTGATCCTCATCTGCGGGCTTACGCCCGTAGCCGATCGGTTCGCAGCCGTCGAGCTTCCACTCCGGCACCGAGCCGGACGTGATGTAACCCTGCAACCCGCCCTTACGGTGAGCACGGCGGATCTCACGCCACAGAATGGCGGACACCTGCGCTGCGGTCGGTGCGGTGGTGACGGCGAATGCTTCACCGGCGTCGTGGACGGAAAGCCACCACGAAACGAGTCGGCTCGCTGACCATGACTTTCCCGAGTCGTGGCAGCTTTGCACGGCCGTGTAGCGGTTGTCCCGGATTGACTCCGCGATCTCCCGCTGCTTGGACCACATGTGCTCGCCGAGTTTGTCCCGCACCCAACCGACCGGATCATTCAGGTACGGGTCCGGCTGCTTCGGTTGGAACGAGTCGACCGCGACCTGCCACGCCATTTCCATCAGCGTCGGCATGGTCACCTCGTCGAGGGGTGAAGCGGCCCGCAACCGGGGAGGCGATCGCAGGGCCGCAGTCGATCAGGTGTTACTCGGCGGGTGCGGGCGGAGCAACCGGCGTCGCAGCGTCGGTGAGCGCCTGCACGGCCGCGTCGAGCGGGCCCTGCGCGGCGGCGAGTTGCGCGCTGACGGCGACGAGACCGGATGTGTCGACGCCAGCCGCCTCGAGCGTGGCAATCTCGGCCTCGAGCGCAGTGACGCCTGCGCCGATCGCAGCAACCTGAGTGCCGACGTCACCGATGACGGTGTTGATCTGCGCGACGGCCGCGTCGATGTCCTCTTGCTGGCTCATGATCATTCCCTCTTTCGTGATGATGGTGCGCAGGGTGCGCTTGATGCCGGTGAGGTCTTCCTCGACTGCGGCGATTCGGGTGTCGAGTGCGTGCAGGCAGTGCAGGACCGCTTCGATCGGGTCCTTGTGGCCGGCGCAGTTGACGACGATGCAGACGAAGATGGTCACGTCGCGATCTCGGCTGATGGCGTCGGCGCGGGCTGCGACAGTGGGGTGAGGATGGTGACATCGCCCTGCATGTCGAGGAGTTTGCCGAGATCGACGAACGTCAGATACGCACGACCCTTGACACCAAACGACTCGTTCCACGAGTTGTCGATCCACACCCGCTCATTGACGGCGTCGATCTCCCGGGACTCGATCTCATGCCCACCGGCGACTTTCCCGCCGAGACGCAACCGGCCGTCAGCGTCGGGGCTGAACATCTTCTGAAGCCACGACACACCGAGCATCACCGGCGTCTTGCTGAGCGCCTTCAGGCAGTCGTCGAGGGAGAACGTGTGCTGCATGCCGGAGATCAGACCCTTGGCCTTGAGCACCTTCGCGATGGTCAGGCCGGAGCTTCCGTCATCATTCGGCGGATATGGGCCGTTGCCGTCTTCCTGCTCGGCGTCGGAGTACAGGTCGAGCGCCCCGGCCTCGTCGAAGGTGAAGGGCAGCTTCGGGATCGTGAGCAGCGTCGAGTAGTACGGGTCCGTCGCCAGGGTGCCGATACCGGCATTGGCTGTGCATGACCCGACCTGGCCCTGGTCGAGGATCGGGATGTGCCGTTCGTGCACCGCAGACTCGATCTTCAGGTCGGTGGTGTCGAAGCGGTAGAGCTTCGAGCGCGAGTCGTGGTGGATGTGCCGGTTGAGCCTGCGATCGGAACTGGGAATCCGCTCATGGTGGACGGTGTGGGCCATTAGACCTCCCGGTCGTCGCGGTCTTTGAGGAGGTGCAGGATGCCGCGACCGGTGTCATAACCGGTGGGCAGATACCAGACCTTGTTGTCGATCACGAGGTGCATGCCCTCGGCGTGGATGGCTTCGTTGTTCGCGCCGCAGAGTTCGACCAGCGACATCTCGATGTGCTGCGGGGCATCCCGGATCGTCCAGGTGTCGTCTTCGTTGTGGTCCCACACGAGACTTGCCACGGCGACCGCCTTTCGGGTCGCAGTGAGGGTTGGGGGTAGATCGCCGGGATATCGAATCCCGCGCGCGCTCCATGCCGAGGGGCGCCGCACACCAGTGACGTGCGACCCGCATCCGGTCAATGGGGGCAACAAAAAAACCCGCCGGGCGAGCGGCGGGCATAGTGGTACGACTTGCACTGAGTGTTCGGTCCAAGGTCGAGTTTGTCAACTCTCCAGGTAGGGGCATATTCCGAACGCAAGATGGTGCACATCGGCGAAGCGGTAGACCTTGCGTCGGCCAACGCTGCCGAGCGCCGTCAGGTCGCCCGCTGAAGCCCACCGGCGGATGGTCGACTCCGCGCATGTGCGGCCGCGATCGGTCAGGTATTGAACGATCCGCTCAGTGTTGCCGCACTGGAGATCCTCGGCACACCGGGCGCAAGTCCCACGTGCCAATCGCTGCCCGGTCACGGCTCGTGGTTGGCGCAGTAGAACGTGACCTTCTCGTGGAGGTCTGGCAACCGCTCGATGACCATCATCGACACCGGCTTGCCGCAGGTGGCGCATCCCTCGGCGGCCTGACGTTCACGTTGCCGGTCTTCCGCCGCGACGAGCCTGCCGATGAACTCGCTGAAGATGATCTGGTTCGGGTCGCCCGGACCGTAGAAGTCTTCGAGGCCGAGGAAGCCCGGCAGGCTGGGCCCGCTCATGGCTGTTCCATGTTTTCAACCACTCGTGTCGCCCGGCCGCTGGCGCCCGCCTCGCATTCGGTGCAATTCCAGCCGCCAGTGGGCTCGGGCGCTGTGAGATAACTCCACACCTCGACCGCGTGCCCGAACTCCTCGGCGTGACTATTGCCCGCCTTCTGGGCGTCGACCAGGGAGATGGGTTCGTAGATGTAGCCGGTCATGGTCGCCACTCCTCGCGGAAGTCAGCATGCCTGGCGTAGGCCTGGATCAGCTTCTGCAGCGAGTATCCGATCATCGACAATTCGGAGTTCATGTGCTGGTAGTGCGAATCCGGTACGCCCTGGTAGGGCCACGTATCGATCGGGCCTCGCATCCAATTCTCCGCCCAGCCGATGAAATCAAGCTTGGCCTTGGCGTCGGCCACGAGATCGGCATCACCCGACTTCCGCGCCGCGCGCAACTGCTCGTTGGCCCGCTTGCGGTAGAACTCGGTCATGCGCGGCATGTGCCCGATGATTGCGAATCCCGACAACCGTGCGGCCTCGGCGCACCCGTCGATGGTCTCCGCTCGGCGAGTTGGCCAGGTCTTCATGCGGTCCATTCTGCCCGCCAATCCTCGTGGTCGTCCCATCGCAGCGCTAGCAACCGGACGACGTGATCGATCGCGGTTGCCGCCGCAACCTGGGCCTCGCGTTCGTCGGGATCTCGCCCGTCGGCGTATTCGTACCGCTGACCGGCCTCGTCGAGCGCCCAGCAATTTTCGACCTGGTCCGGGTCCTGCCACATGCCGATGATCTGACGCTTGGCGTCGATGTCGCGGAGTTCCCGCTGCTGTTCCGGAGTCGCGTGGGTGACGCTGTGGCCGTGGCTGATCGACCCCCACCCGGCGTGGTCGGCGTGCATCACCTCTTGCAGCCAACCGCAGCACCGCACGCCCGTGGGCGTCTGGACCTGCGCCTCGCACGACATGACCGAGAATGGCGCGTCACCATAGCTGCTGGTGTTGACGGTGTACGGGCCGACCTTGCGCTCGTCGTCGTCCAGCCGCGCGGCGATGAAGACGTCGATCTCAGTCATCGAATCCTCCTGATCCATCGCTGTGCGTCTAGCCGTCGCTGCGCCTCGTTAACCTCGTCGACCGTCGGCGGTGTCCATCGCCCACCCGCCGCGCGATTGCTCAACGCCTTCTCGACGACATTGAAGTCGAACGGGTCCAGCAGTTGCTGATACCGAACCTGCCAGGTGTGCACGACCTCGGACGTCGCTTCCTGGTCGAGGCCGAGCGCCAACGCGTGGCGCATGAGTTGATCCATCCTCATCGCACCGGCGTAGGCGACCGGAGAGAAGACTCGCATCAGCGCCAGGGCTTCGCGGTTCACGATGCCTCCGCCAGGATCTCGACCATCGGTGCGGTGGCTGCTTCGACGTGTAGTCGCCACTGGCCGCGGGCGTCGAGCTTGTTGCCCCGCACCTTGACCGCTTCGCCGTCTTCGTTCAGCCACTGCCCGCAGGTGCAGGCGACCGACCACCACCTGTCGGCGAGGATCTTCGGCTTCACCTTGTCGTTGGCTTCGATGACGACCAGCTCACCGACGAACTCATGCGCCGCCGTGGTGTCCGGTGCCCGGTCGCGGATCTGCTTGCCGAGCTTCAGCCACGCCCGCTCCTGCCACTCCATCTTGCACCGTGGGCAGACGATGCGCTTGACGTACGGGTCCTGCCAGATCGCACCGCCGCACGACTCCTCCATGCCGGTCTCACGGTTGCGGCGACGTTCGGGGCATGACCCGATGTGGACGAGGTCGGAGTGTTCGCCGAGAACGGAGCGGCAGGCACCGACCATGATCCGCAGCCCGTTGAGGAAGTCGCCGATGTCGGGGTGTGTGTCACACGCTTCGTCGAACCGGGACGCGAGCGCGGCCACGGCATCGTGCAGCCAGCCAAGTTGTGGCCGTCCGAACCGTGCGGCGTACTCCGCCTCGAGGGTGTCGGAGATTGGGCGCATGATCACATGCCCGTCGCCGACGCCGACGAAGGTTTCAACGACCAGCTTCGACGAGGTCAGCAGCGACCGCATTAGTCCGGGGCTTCCCTCCGGTGCCGTCCGATCCGGCACGACGACGGGGCCGAAACCGTACCGGTCGGCGAAGTCGTCATACCAGGCATCAACCCACACCCGCAGTGGGATCGGACCGGTTTGATGCGCGGTCTCGCCAGGGTTGAAGTCGAAACAGCCCGCCGACAGCAGGCTGAACGCGGCCAGGTTGATGCCCAATGGTGCAGCATCGGGCTTGCGGTGCTTGGTGCCATCCGAGCGCGCGGTGCCACCCGGAACAAGAGCGGTGATGAGGTTGTCGGCGAGCGCGGGGAGTTCGGCCAACATCGTGGCGTAGCGGTTGCGGCAGCCTTCATGAACCCGCGCGGGAACGGGGTTCGACCGGCCGCAGCCTTGGCAAGTTGGTGTCTCTTCGTCGGCCATTGGGGTGATCTCGTTTCGCAGCAGGTGGGGGCTACGATTTGGCTGACCTTGTGATCGGGGTCGTGCGGTAAAAAGCGAGTCGGCGGTTGGCTCTCCGTGGGGGTGGAGTCGGCCGCCGTCTGCTATCTCGGGTTGGGCGGGATTCCCCAGCTGGACACGAAGTGGCTGCCACCTTCGCGCGGACCGCCATCGCGCTTGCCGATCGTGGGCGCGATCTTGATGCCTTCCGCTTCGACGGGCGCGTCAGCGGACTGGATCCAGAAGAGCCACCTTCGCTGCTCTGGATCGGTTGCGAGTGTCGAGCATTCCGTCTCGCTGAGCACGTTCCAGCCGAGTCCGGCGCCTGCTCGCAAGGACGCAATGACTTCCGGGTCATCAAGTACTTCGACGAAGAAACGGGCGCCGACGCGGCCCGATAGTTTGGCGCTACCCATGACGCTTTCCCCTTTCGATAGCGCGACGTTCCGCGCGGTTGGCCGGCTCGACGACCTCACCGTCGATCACCTTGTGCCTGGCTACGAAGCGTGGCCAGCGGTCCGTGGCGTTCAGGGTGACAACGAGGTCTTCGGTTCGAATCGGCCCGCGGCCCGCCCGCACCTTCGCCACCGGGATATTGCCGACCGAGATGACCGTCGGCCCGTCGTCGCTGCGGTTGATGTGGATGCCGTCGTCGGCGCCAGCGGCAATGAACGGGGTCAGGTCGGTGCCGGCCGCCAACTCGGCGATGGTCGGGTTCTCCGGGTCGGCTGGCATCGGCATCCAGAAGACCCGAGGCTCGGTCATGCGGCCGCCCCGTACGTCCTGGCGGCGTACTTCCGGATGGACTCACGGGCGTCGTCGATGGCCTTGCACCCCGGCAGGTGGCCCGACACTGCGGTGAACGCGTCGCGAGCACCGAGCATGTAGGCCCGGTAGGTCGGGTTCCGGAATCGGGTGCAGAGCGCGACGAGGAAGGCGGGCACCTCGCCGTCGAGGTCTATGACGATGGCGTCCGGGTCGGTCATGAGATCCGGGACCACCTCGTCAACCGGCTGCGGAACCGGCTGCCGTTGCAGACGGAGGTGATGGCCGGCTTCATCGTGGGTGATTGCGAAGGTCGCGCGGTAGAGACTCGGGTCAAGGCCCAAAGACTCGACCCATGCGATCACATCGCCGAGTTCTTGGTTGTCGAATTCCGTGGTGTCCAGGAAGTCGGTCATTGCTCTCCTCACACGTATTGCCCGATCGAATGACCAGTGCTGGTGGTGGCGCGTTCGATCCATCCGAACTTGCACCGGTTGCATGCCCGGCTCAGGTATGAGCCGAGGCCTTCGAGCGTCTGCCATACCGTCGAGGCGCCGACGTTGCCGCACATCCGGCAGGTCGGCTGCGCACCGGTGTACGGCGGGGCGACCAGCGTGGCTTTCACTCGGTGATCTTGGGCTCGTAATGCCGTCCGGGAATCCGTTCATAGACGTCGCTGGACCCGTCGGTGAAGTTGACGGCGAACTCACCGTTGCTGCTCAGCGCCGAGATCGAGCCGACCTTCCGCGTATTGTCGACATGCAGCACGATCGGCGTGGTGGCCAAGTCCAGATCACGGATCGCCTCCCGTAGGGCAGCCATCCGGCTGGCGGAATGGGCGCCTTGACTCATCCACTCAAGCTCGGCCACCGCCCGGGCCGCTTCGACTACCGGCGCCTTCTGGCGGTTGGCGGCCTGGAAGTCGCGGAGCGCGGCCCCGGCGCTGGCGTATGCCTTCTCGACGATGGTCAGCCTCGCGTTCTTGCGCTCGGCCTTCGCCCGCGCCTTGTCCAGTTTGCGGCTGAGATCGTCGGTCAGATCCTCGGCGGCTTTGGTGGCGGCACATGCCTCGCGTAGCGGGTCGGCGAACTTCTCGGCCTCAACGAGTAGGCGGCCCGAATCGGTCCGCGCGCTGTCGCGATCGGCAATCAACTCCCGCACCAACTCGGCCGCATCGCCGAAGTAGTCCTCACCGTCAGAGACTTTGCCGAGCGCGCCGGCTATCTCGTAGGCGAGCGCATTCAGGGTGACCGAGTGCTGACGTAGCCTCTCGACCTCGGCGACCGGATAGACGCCGCCGGTAGCTTCGGCGAGCACCGGCCAGTCCACACCGTGCACCCGCGCCGTATGAGGCTGCGTGCGAACCATCGCGACCGGACCGACTGCTGGGTACTGGTCGACGATCTCAGACCATCCCGAAACGTCCGGCAGCGCCTCACGCTGACGGACCGAATGTTGAATCAAGACATTGGCAGCGCGGGCGGCATCAGTTCCGAAGATCTGCAACAGCACGGTGTCGCGAAGGACGTCCGTCGCACCACTGAAGACCCGATCCAACTCGAGCGCGAACCTGAAGACACCAACGAACGCGTCATCGTCATCGACGAAGCGCAAGCCAAGCTGGCGGATCCAGTTCTCGGCGATGCTGTAGGGAATGAACACGACCCGCTCAAGGACGCGGATGACCGTCGCCGCGTCGGATTCAACGATCCCGGCCGCAGCGAAGATCACCGTCAACTCGGCCTCGGTCTGATCGGAGAATTTGGATAGATCACCAATTACCGGCATCAAACACCTCTCGTTTCGTCAAGATCGTTCTTGCCCGTCGGTGAGAACCTGGCACTCGAACTGGCCAGTAACATACGTATCTGCAGGTCAGCCGTCCTACTTGCCAACGCTCAAGTGGCTGACCGTCAAGCTCATCGCGGCCGGGATGAGCGCCTGCTGCTCCGGCGTCAACTGCAACGCGTCGAACGCCGCCGACATCAGCGCGAACATCTGCTTGCCGAACAACTCGGCCAGGTCGTTCTGCCGGTCCTCGACACCCATGTCGTGAGCCGTCTTGTATGCATCCCGGAAGTGTTTGCGCTCCCGGAACTCCAACTCGAGCCAGATGTTCGGCTTCGCCTCCCGCTTGGTGTTCGTGCCGCCGAACTCCGATGCACGGATCTCGGCCTCTTCGGTGACACCCCACACCAGGGCATCACGGTCGGCCGCCTCGATCTCCTTGACCCGCTGCTCGTAGTAGGCGACCCGGCCGGCCGAACGCCACACCTCCTGCAGGGCGGCATCCCGAGGGTCGACTTCGATGGGCACACCGAACGCTGCCAGTTCGGCCAGGGCGCGCTTCTCGACGACTCGGCGGGTGGCGGCCTTACGGACCTGGCCAGCACTGCCACCATGCTTGTTGCAGACATCACCGCCCTGGATCGGATGACAACCGCACTGGATCCCGTCCGTTTTCCGATGGGCCTTGCAGCGTTTGGGGTCATGTGGTTGGCCACATTTCGGGCATGTCATGGGGTCGGCCATTAGGCACCTTCAGTTGATCTAGTCAGTTCCGCTGCTCGAATCGCTGCCAGCGGGCAGCCGCCGTCGCATACGGTCTCCTCGCACAGCGGGCACGTCCACCAGTCGGCGACATCGGTCGTAGCCACCTGGTTGGCGATGATGTGCAACTCCGCAGCGCTGATGTCGCCTTGGTCGGCGATGGTGTGCAAGGTCTCGGCTATGGCGTGAATGATCTTCTTCTCTGCCGTTGTAGGTTCAGGCATCGTCGTCCTTCGGTGGTGGTGGTTGCTGCCAGCGGTCGGCAACCCAGCGGGCAATCCGCCAGCGTTCCGAGTTGCAGAGCCCGGTCGTCATCGCGGTCTCGATCACCCCCATGGCAATCAACTCGGATGTCATCTTGGGGATGAACGTGGTGGTCGGGCTGGGTTCAGACATCAGCACCTCCGGTTGATCAAATTGAGCCGAGTCACCATGATCGATTTCTCATAACCTCGACGACGTCGGCGGGCAGCAGATGTCGGACGTACCGGTCTGTCACCGCGAGCGAGGCGTGACCGAGTTGCCTCTGAATCTGGTGCATCGGCATACCGGACTGCGCGAGGTCGAACGCCAGCGAGTGGCGTAGCCCGTGCGGGTGGACGCGTTTGTCGATCCCGGCCT